TGGAAGCCTTGAGCTTTAGTAGTATTAGGAGAGCCTGCCAATCCTAATGCCAATGCACCAGTAGCTAATGCTTTTTTTGCATTAAGCTCTTCTACTTGTTCTTGGCGAACTTCTTTTAATATGTCGATTAATTTTACCATGCTTTACATGACCAGTAGTTTGCTTTTGTACGTGGTCCAGGATTTTCACAATGATGTCTTGCTCTATAACTTTTTCTGCGTGCAGGAATATTCTTTTTTATCTTCATGTTAGGATCTCCAAAGTTAACTTTAATAACGTTTCCTTTTTCGTTCTTCACATACACTGATCTCTTTTTAGGTCCACCTGGAGTTAAGAATGGCTTGCCTAAAGTTACTTTTCTACCTTGATACTCTGCTTCGTTTAATTTATTATGGTTTTCCATAATGTACTCTGCTAAGCAATGAGGACAGTAACTATCAGTCTCGTCCATAGCATTTATCTTTTTAGCTGCAGATACTGCTTTCTTATAAGCTTCTGAGCCTTTAGGTGCTGGCTTTTCACCACGAGCTTGCTTAGCTCTGATGTTTGCCCAAAGTCCTTTACTACTTTCTTCCATTATTAATGTAAGTATTTCAATTTGTATAAAGTGCTATCTACTAAATCGATAACATTCTCTATTTGATTTTGAATATTTGAATCTTGAGGTAAGTTACTTCTGTTTAAATCCACATATTTTAACAAAGCTTCAAAATAGCCAACTGTATTATCATCTTCTTTAAAAGTTGCAGGAGAGCTATATCCTCTTACAATGCCATACCTACCTTGAATTAATTCTACTAATGCATCTGTTGCATCAACAATTCCATCGTAATAAGCTCCTAGCGCAATATGTTGAGCATATGAATTACTTTGTAAGTGAAAAATGTGTGCTTGTGTTCTAGAAGCAAACAATGTTGAAATGTACTGTGATACTTTGTCCATTATTCTTTATCTTTTTTAGGTAATTCTTTTTTAGATGCCTTAATCATTTTGTGCTTATCGCGTAGATTTCTAATAACACCCATCTTCTTCTCAGCCAACATGTGGTGAGTATCTGATTCTTCTGGTCTTTCGTTAGCACTCTTCATGTGATCGTTAATCTCTTTTTGAAGAGAGTGTATTTTTTTACCAATCTTCTCTAAAATGGTATCTTTTTTCTTTTCTAACTTGGTTAGGTGTTTGTGCAAGTCTTTTACAGCACCTTCAGCTACTAAATTAGCTTCGCCTTCGTCGCCATAAACTCCATGAACAGTGTGAGGATCAAATTGATGTACTCCAAAAGCATGTGTTTTATGCATAATATCCTCAACAGAATTATCTGCACTTGGTTTTAATACTACGTAGATGTCTCCAATTTGGTCATCGCAACCTGGATGGTTGTATTGATCGACTGGTTGATCTATCTCAATTGGCTGACTCGCCATTGGATCAGATTGTTGGCTCATTTGAGCTGTTTGTACCATCGGATCTGTACCCTCTTCTTTAACGTGTTGAGGTAATTTTTTGATATTTGGTGTTTCGTGAGCCCACTTTTCCGCTGTTTTCGGTTGGGTAGCGAACATCATTCTTTGTTGAGCTTGTGATTTAAACGGCATTTTTATAGATTTTCTCCCTTATAAATATCTTGTTTTCGTAGTTTAGCTATCTCCTCTTTAACTTGTTTATAAGTGGCATTCTTGTCTCCACCTCCCCATTTCTCAACTTCTCCAGATTCTGACACAAAAGTATCTTTATCATCCACCCAAGTCTCCAGTGCCATTTCTAAATCATCCAACATGGCATTCTTGTTATTGTTCATAATACCTGATTGGTACTCACTCCACTTACCATCTCTCTTAATCTTATCTTCCATCTTAATAACGCAATCAAAACACTTTTGATGAATAGCCCACATTTTTTTGTTGTACATATCCACTTTCATTAACTTTCCACATTTTGGACAAGTAAGTGGCATAACTACCAACTTTTTAATTTCATCTAACTTTGTAACGGTTTGCTTTATGCCATTCTTAATAGTCCACTTTTTGCCACTTTCTTCCCAAACATCTCCTTCTATGTGGTCTACTGAATGTTTTTCCCAACCTGCTTGAAGTTGAGTTGCGTCACCTGTTTTACCTGAAATTAGGTTTCTTAACCTTGCTACATCGCGAGGCTTAAATTCTTTTTTTAAAACCGATTCTTTCATAACTTTTAATTATATTTTTCTACTATTTTGTAAGGTATTGCTTCACGCTTTAAGAGTATTATTAACTCATTATAAGATTCTAAACTTGGTGGTTCTACAAAGTCTTCAAAATCTTCTGGATTATCTATATCAAAAGATCTTGTGATTTTTTTCAAATCAACTTCGATAAGTGCGGTGGAAATATCAATTCCGTTAGGATGCTTTTGAGTACTGATTCTTTCTTCAGACTCATCTCCAGTAAATCTAGCACCAGGTTTTGCTGCTGCCTTTCTGCCATATCCTGCTTGAGTGTCAGCATGCGGTCCTATGTTATATTTTTCAGATAACTTATCGCCATTTATAACCATTCTAACACTTTGTGAAATAGTATCGCTTACCATTGTTTTATTTCTAGTAAAAGAAATATATCCATCTGGAGTAGGTGATTTTAATACTAAGTTATCTTCAATGATTTTAATCATATTTTTATAACTTGTAAAGTGGTATAGAGTGCCAACCTGCTTTGCTTCGTTTAATATGTCTACTAATTTATACATTTTCTAAATCGTAAATTTTAATATTTTGTTTGCCATAACCTCTCATTAAAATACCAGCCATTGCATTAGCTTCGTTTTCAATCTCACTTCCTGTTTCGCCAGATGCATGTTCAATCATTCCTAATTCTTCCTGTCTATGGTGTACGAGTTCATGAGCTAAGCTTCTTAGTACGTCTGCAGTATTTCTATTTGCATAATACACTCTAATAGATTTCTGTTCTGGATTGTATTCTCCAAAAGATCTATTTTGAGCTACCCAATTCTTATCTGTAATAAGTTTAATTGAAGGAAGCTCTTGTATATTCAACTCCGTTTGACAATACTTAACGAAGTCTGCAACTATAGGTTTAAGATTGGGGTTCATTTGTTATTTTACTTGTGAGCATTTTGTAAATTTTAGATGCAGCTCCTCTGTTGGCAGCTGCTTCTGGTACTGTTTTTTTGAAAGCTTCATAATCGTGCTTTTGTAAAACATCTCTAATATAAGGTGCTGATATTTTACCTGCCTTTTCGTGAACAGAAATAGCTTTAACTCTATCTCCAAACTCATTTTGAAGGGATCTTAAATACTCTTGATCATCTTCTTCATCATCTCCTCCTGCTATATAAACAGGACTAGCATTTGGATTAGCCTTCAAAAAGTTTATAATGTCAACTATTGGAGATTTCTCCGTTGAAATTTGTACTTTAATTTTTTGATTGGGTTCTGCTGAAAGATACATATGCCAAATAGTTAAAGAATCTTCGGGAGTTATTCCGTCAATTACTTTTCTACCTATAATAACTTGAACCGATGTAATATAGTTTCTATTGGCTAAACTACTAGCAGCTTCAAAATGTCCTTTATGGGGTGGTTTGAATTTACCTGGGTAAAAACAAGGACCTGCCTCATTAGCTATCTCTTCAGCAATTAATCTACCTATTTCGTTGGCGTCAATCATATTGCTAATAAATAGTTCACTAAACTTCTTTAATTGAAGGGATATTAGCTTGCTCTATAAGTGATTTTAACTCGTTTAAATACTTAGTCGCTACCTCAACTCTTGCTTTTACGTTAGCAATTTCATCTTCATCTCTCATTAATCTAAAGACGAATATTTGATAATCCTCATTGACACGCGGGTCGTAGCTAATAAAGTCACACCATTTAGCATTCAAAGCAATCATATGCGAAATACATTGGTAATAGTAGTTTGGCGCTACTTTCTTAAAGTCTTCTGGGGTCTTAATTAAGCCGTGTTTAAAGTGATTTACTGAGTTAAAAGGACATTTAACCTCAATACCACCCTCTTTCTTAACTTTTCCATCAGGAGAACCTCCATAGGATTCGTTTATGGGTATAAAAGAACACTTGTCTACCTTGTTTTTTGTTTTAGATTCGTAAATTTCTATGGCTTGATCCTCTAAATCCATTCCCCACTCCACTGCTGCTCCTGTTGCTGAGTTTGCATGACCTCCATAAAATTCAGCAGCTTTCTCAAGTAAGTAGGTTTTAGCTGTTTCGCTAAGAGCTTCGCCCTTTCCACCCATAATTTTATGTATTTCAGAGCTTGTTATTTTTCCTTTTCGCATGTCAAACCATTCCTGGCTTCGTTGTTCTACTAGCATAATTGCATTTTTTTCATTAATAAGTCGCTAAAAGTCAGTTGTTTAGCTGTATGTAAGTACTTCGTCACTTCTTCAAATCCTATGTCGGATGGGTCTTTACCTTGTAATTCGATTAAATAAACGTCTTTACCGAGGTTAATAAGTTGTTGCGAATAGTTGATAGCTTCCTTCAAAGCATCCTTGTCAAGCGCTAGATAAACCGTTTTAACATCGCTTTCTACTAACTTGAGCATTAAGGACTTTGGAATAGTTTTACCAAATAAAGGAATTGCGTTTCTTTTTAACGCAATAGCATCAAAAACACCTTCGCAAAGTATGACTGGCACTTTCCAGTTAATGAAGTACTCAAGTCCAATTAAATCGTTTTTATTGCAAGATGGAGCATTATATTTACGACTTGGATCTTTTTCGTAGGATCTGGAAATAAAATAATTAATATTACCATTCCTATCGTAGGAAGGAACTATAATTGAGTTCTTGTACTTGCCTGTTTCACAATATCCAATACCATATTTTATAATATCTTGCTCTGTTATGCCCCTTTTGATGACATATGATTTAGCTTGTCTGTAAGGTAGGCTAGTAAGTATAGCTGATAAAGGTTTGTATTCTTTAGGAAGTTCAACTTTT